GCAGAACCCAGCAAAACTCCGTTACGGAAAACATCTATATACCCCACTGTATAAGAAGGCGGTGTGAATGTAGTCTGTCCAGCGGTCGCCGTAAATTCGGTTTTAGTTCTATAAGCTGTAGTTGTTACGCCTGTTACTGGAACGCCAAGATAACGGCATGAGATGTTGCCTGTACCAGATGGAGGGGCAGTTGTGAAGTTAAGCGTGTTACCAACTACACCATAAGTAGATGGATCTTGAACTACACCAGAAACCACAACCAGCACGTTAGATGTGCCAGCAGGAGCCACCGACATTGTGAAAGCCGTAGTAGAGCCGTTACCGCTAAATTGGTCGGTAACAAAAGCCGATTGGTATATGGGGTTTCCGATGTATGGCATTTATTGTTTTACTTCCATTAAAGTAATCATTCCAACTGCTCCACCAATACAAGTAACAATAGTATTTGTATACGCTGCACAATAAATAGTATATGTAGTGCTTCCTGTAGTTGCTGGGCTATCTAAATATTGTAAATGTGACCTGCCCCATCTAAATACGTTATTGGAAGTGGACGGGTTTGTAGAAGAATAGCCTTCATCGTAAGCATTTGTATCTGTAAAAATAGCCGAACCACCACGATAAATTGCTAGCCCTGCTCCATATGCTCCCGATCCACTTACAGCTAGAGGTATAGAAGTTGTTATATATATTTTGCTGTTGGAAAATTGAGGTGTAATTGTTGCAGCTATACCTGTAGTTGCGTAAGATGTAGAAGAGTAAGTAGTAGACGTATTACCAGTACCATAAACAAGCTGAATAATACTTCCAGCGGGCATAGCACTAGCTGGTAAAGCCGTAGCATTCGTTAAGTTAATAGCTGATGGTGTACCTAAATTAGGTGCAGTCAGCGTCAACGGAGCGTTTAAGCCATTTTGGTTTATCGTGGAGATAGCCATTATTATGCCTTTGGATACTTATCTTTTACTGCTTTAATTTGTGCTTTCCAACCATCATAGCCTTCATGGTAAAGGGTATCAAGCTGGTCTTTAATAGATGGATATTCTACATGGCGTTGGTACTTATAAGCTTCTGGGTCACTCCATGCTTGTACAGCATCTAAGTCAATTTCTACTAAATTACCATCTTTGTCAAAAGCACCAGCTTCATCTGAGATAGTAACAACTTGTGGATAAAGTGCATAAATTGCTTTATGGCTCATGGTGTAACTTCCATAACTGTGATGGTAGAAATATAAGTTCCAGTTGCAGCGTTGTTTGCATTTAAACCGTTTGCGTTTACGTTAGCAGTTGAACCGTTATTATTGGAAATATATGGTTGATAGGTAGTTGCACTAGTAGTTGCTGGGCTATCTAAATAATTTATTACAAGATTATAAGTATCGCTTACATCGTTTACACGACCAGCACCTGTGGTTGCTTGAGTTCTAGAACCTGACGCAGTACCAACTGCACCAGTCAAAATTGAACCATTTCTATATAAAGCAACAGGCTGAAAAACAGTAGCAACAGAATTTCCACAAACAATATTAGCAGTTACCCATATTTTATTAGATGCGGAAGTTGGCGTAATAGAAACAGACAAACCAGTAATTGCTGTATAAGAAGTTGACGTTGTTGAAAATAAAGTAGTAAGCGTTGTTGATTTAACTTGAACTACTGCGCCACTGGAAGGGGTTACCCATGTTGGAGGTGTGCTTGTACCAGTAGATTGAAGAACTTGCCCAGAAGTACCATAAGAAGGACTTGTACCTACACCTAAAGCACCGTTTGCATTTAAAGCTAAAAGACTTGTACGAGCAGAAGTACCGCCGTTATAAAGTGTAATGCCATCTGCTGCACCAGCAGTAATACGCCCATTGCCTGTTACATAATCAACAATAGTTCCGTCAACAAATGAAGCACCAAAAGAACCAACGGCTAAGTAACCGCCAGAAGCTGTAATATCACCAACAACAGATGGGCTTTGAGACAGAGCTGCGTAAGTAGTAATTAAACTTGTGTACTCAACCCAGATATTGTTTGAGCCAGCTAGTGGGGCAGATGTAAAAGTAATTGATGATCCACTAACTGAATAGGCCGTACTTGGGTTTTGGATGACGTTATCAACGGCAACAATCATCTGCGTAACAGAAGCTACTGGGCGAGATAAAGTAAAAGTTACAGTTGAGCCATTACCGCTAAAGTAATCAATAGCGGGGGTAAAACCTTGGGTCTGGACTGTATTACCAATAAATGCCATATTAGACCGCCGTTAGAGCTGAAACCCAACAATCACAGGATGTGGCTGCACTGGCTAAAACATAAAGCGAATCGCCCGTTATCAGTACAACCCTATTGCCTTGTATGACTTCCAAAGAGCCCCCAACAGGTACAGTAGCTTGATAAACCAAATAGTAGTTCACTGAACTACGGGTAATGTAGGCGCTAACTGTAATTGGCGCTGCGCTGGTGTTAGACAAAATTAAACTAGATACGGCTACAGTTCCTGAAGCAATAGTAGTAATGACTGCTGAACCAGTAGTTGGTACGTTTTTATACGCATACGAAGTGTTTGAATAAGTTGCCATGTTAGCCCATCATAAAGGATAAGAAGTACGCTTGGTCTACAGAAGCTGCTGAATTTGTTGCCCATATAGGAGCTGCGGTAGAGCCGCTAGAAGTTAATATTTGACCAGCACTGCCATATAAACCATTAAATGCTACAGCGTTGTTGTTATTGATTGTAACTGCATCTGTAGTCTGTGAGTTAGTAACAAGGTGTATAGCATTAGAACCGTAAGTACCGATTGCTAAATCTGTAGAAGCAGCGGCTAAGTAAACGTTTCCAGCAGCGCTAAAAGCTCCAGTACCAGTAAAGCCGCCAGAGTTAATACCAAACTCACCAAAGTTAGTGTTTGCCGTGCCGTTGTTATTTGATACGTTAAAGTTGGTTGAAGCGTTAGTTGCAGAGCTGGTGTTTTGTAGAATGACTTGGTTATAGCCAGCCGTTGCATTAGCAAACGAAGCAATGATGCCTGTATCTGTATAGTTAATTGCAGAACCAATAGTTGCTACACCATTGGCATCATAGTTTATAGACTTTTCAGCTGGGTAAGTAACAAAGACAGTTTTGGAACCTGTAGTAAAAGAAACCAAACTACCGCTATTAGAAGAAGCGAGTACAGTAGTACGAGCAAGAGTAGAACCGGTAGTTGAGTACGTGCCAATACCAACCTCCCAATTTGCACCGCCTTGGTCTGCGATGGTGTAGAAGGTTGTGTTACCGTTTCCGATGACGGCAAAACTTTGATACCCAGTGACCGCTCCACCCAGCGTAACAGAACCCGTACCAGTAGTGGTCGTAGTTTCTTGTACACGATCTGCTAAGACTAACGCCATGTTAGCCCCCTATTAGCCAGCTGCGCTGAGTGTGTAGGTTACGTTAATGGTATCGCCAGAAGTTACTGTTTTGGAGCCAGCAGTAAATGCACCAATACTAAACAAAACACCTGTGGTATTGTCAATTGCAGTAGAGCCGCCGATATTAATAAAAGCACCATAAACAGTACCAGAGCTAGTCATTGAAAAAGTAACAGCTGCGGATGTAGTCAATACAGATGGGTTAGCAGATGTCGCTGAAGAAAATGATGGAGTCTTACGAGTGCCAGAATAAGTAGGGGCATTAGCGTTACCAACTTCATACCAGCCCGGATGTGAAGACTGAGTATCTGAATAAGCTGGAGTAAACGTAGCAGAACCGTTAGCGCCACCTAAACCCATAACAACAGTACCACCGCCTGTATTAGCAAAATAAGAGTTTAATAAACTTTGGCGACCTACGTTAGTAGTCAAGTTTTCAATAGTGTCAGACCACTTCTCAACGCCGTTAGCATCAAAACAAGTAAATGTGTAGACACCTTCTAAACCAAAATTATCAGCTGAAGCACCGCCAAAAGCAGCACTAGCTCCAACGCTGTCACCAATTTTTGTAATCTCATCACTCATAAATACTCCTAATCTGGACTGCTATAGTTAATACTACTAGTGGTAGTACCAAGGGTTAAAATTGCGGACGAATAACTCGCCGTTGGAAATTGCACGGTAAAGCTAGTAGTACAGGTCTTGTCCGACCCAAAATTTAATACAAAACATGCTGCTCCAGTAGTAGCATTGTATACTAATGCCCCCCTAGCGGTAAAGGACGCTGGGTTCCAAACTGCGTTTTGGAAAGACACGTAAGTGACGTTGTACTGGTTATTTTGGGTAGGTGGTACGGAGATAGTCAATACTTTGCCCCCAGCTGTATAGCCGGTTCCTACTACTTCATTAGTGGTTGTGTAAGCCGTAGTCTGCTGCCCTAGGTTTGCCAACGCATTGTACAGGGCTATTTTATAAGTCCCGGTGGTAAAGTTTTCATTACCGTTTAGCAAATTCTGCTGAAAAATTGTGCAGGAAGTCTGGGTAATCATGAGACCACATTACCTTTAAGATTAATATTAAGCTTGGTCTGACCGTCCCTGTAAGCATCACCACGATCAAGACCGTCACAGAAGCGTCTAAACTCTAACAAAGCCTCATTATATTTTTGCTCGTAGTATGCCACTAAGTCCTGCTCTTGCTTCATAAACAGCATAGCTTCACGCATAGCGCCATAGAAAAGAACGGGGTCGTAGTTATCGCCAAGCCAGCTTGTGCCAGATGCATTAGATACCGTAGATACAGTAACTGTAAATCCAGAACCGGTAGGTCCTAAAGAAGAGCAAGACAAAATGTCTCCTACAACATAGAAATTCCCACCGAAAGTAATATTACAAGAAGTAATTGCGCCACCAGTAATAACGATATCTGCTGTAGCATTGGCTCCTGAGCCTCCTGTTAATGGAACGTTTTGGTATACACCGTTGGTATATAGCGATCCTGCATTAGAAATAGATGAACCACTAATTTGACCTTGCACAATGGTAGGTGGGTAGTAGTAATAGTGCATCTCTACTGGATAGGATTGGTCTGGCGTAGGAGCTACCATCAACGTCATTTCGTTAATATTGCTGTATTGCGAACCAAATAGCGCATAGTACTTAGGAGTGCCGCCCGGAGTACCTTGATAGGTGGTTCCGTTACTAGTAGCAAAAGGATAAGCCTGACGCAAGAAGTTAACATCTTTGTTAATAAGATAGTTATACATGCCTGTAGTTGGGTCAATCACAGCCACAGAATAGTTAGCCAACCAGTCCATAGGCAAAGAAATGTATTGGTTTCCTGCGGTCATAGTACCGGTTACATTTTTACGTAATGACGGTACGTTTACGGAGTTATATATACGAGTTTCAGCTTCCTCAACAAACGTGGGGATATTAGCCACGAACAGCTGTTCAGTGTTCTCGGCGTAAGCTTGAATCGTGTTATATAACGTTTCGTAATTCATTATGCCATTGGACCTCTAGACATACGACCTTTAGTTGCAGCCCCAGCACCACGCATTTCAATACCATCAGTCTTAGGACCACGAGTATTGTTACCAATAGATACACGCATAGCTGGCATACCGCCCGGAGTTACTTCATTTGCTTTCATGGTATTTGGGTCAGTTGCATAGCCAACACCTAAATCAACATCTGATGTTCCAATAGCTTTTCCAGACATTTTGTGTGGTTTAGCGTAATCTTCAGCGGATTTATTATCTTTTGCATGACCAGTACGCATAGGCGAGCTGTTCTTTTTTGTAGGTTTAATTTGGGTTGCCATATTAACGACCTCTTGAGCTAGACTTCTGGTTCATAGCACGAGCCATATTACGACCCACAGCTTTCATTTCTTTACCAGTTACGCCGCCTTTTTTGAGCTTGGAAAGGTTAGTGCCTTTGCCGCCCTTGTGTTCTTGAGCATCATGCATTTTAAAAGCTTTTTTAACAATAGCTTTATCTTGCTTGATATCTTCTTTCATGCTTTCCATTTTTGCCATTTTACTGCTCCTTATGTTGTTACTACAGTTACTGTGCCTATTTTAATCGCTAAATTCAAATCATTGGGACTAAATGCATCCGCAAAACTTCTTGGACCACCCACTGGATTCCAGCCCCATTGAGTCTGTCTGCTACCGTCACTAGGATATCCGGCATTATTTACACTATTGCTAGCATTAGGATTGACATACAATCCCGTGCTTCCAGATGAATAATAGCTGACATCCGGCCTTGGATCCCTAACTCCTTGCGGGTCATTAACAGGATACAAACCTAGTTGTAACTGTGGCTGATCTGGATCCCAGCAAGTTGGACAAACCCTAATATTAAAAGGTTTTGTCTTAATAATCTCAATTTTTAACTGATGCAACTTATACCGCTGTCCGCACCGGTCACATTCGGCTATCGAGTGCTTACCAGAAGCATACTTAGATGCGGTCATAATTACCTAGAATAGAACAAATTACGGGGCACAAACCGTAGGGATGCCTTTTCACGGTCTTCATCAGCAGCTAATTGGAACTGTTGCTCATAATCAGCCTTTAACATTGGTACTCGATTCATATCAATATTAGGTAACTTCATGGATAGGTAATAAGCCAATCCAGAGGCCATAGCAGGGATAAACCGGAATGGGATATCCTCGGTATTGATACCGGTTCCTGAGTCCTGTATACGGCGCATACGGTAGTAAATGAACGTGTATTGAGTGCCAGATACGCCAGTAGGCCAGATATTGATATTAGGCAAGTAATTGTTGTATACCAAAGATCCTGCTGTATGCGATGCAGCAGTTGTGTTATTCATGCCACGGTAGCAGTTAAGCAACTGGTTAGCATTACCGGCTGCTGCGGTTCCTAGGTTTTGGTACAGAATGGTTTCACCGTCAATATTGATGTAGCCTTGACTACGCATATTAGC